CATTGACACTTAATCCGTTGTCTGTTGGAGAGACTACAGTGTTTCCATTTTCGTTAATTAAATCAATTTTTGCAGAGCCAGAAAACTCAAGTCCAGTTTCATCTTCTTTAATTACAGCTATTTTTTTAGAACTTCCAACATAAGAGCTTGGTGTATCTTTTAGAGTTGTGAATTCCAAGTCGCCTTCAGTCGCGTCAACAGAATCAGATATTTCTTGTGCGGTTTTTCCACCAACTGATTGAACAAAAGAGTTATCGGTTTGACCAATTACATCGCCGTTCAAGGGATAATTCTCTGGGTTTATTTCACCCTTTTCCATCCAGAACCTAGTGCCAACTAGATTAGAACATAAGACCATGTTGTCGCTTGGTGGTTTACCTAGGTAGTCTTCTTTTGTGTCTATGTTTGTTTGTAGTCCTGTTTCAACGTCATCGACCCATTTTCTGTTGACTCCATCTGTTTCAACTTGAGGGTCTGCAACATTTACGATTTTATTATCACGAAGGTCTATCTCTGCGTCAAAACTAGTTGCGAGTCCAAACGATACTTCTCTATTAAATAGAACGAGATCTTTAGCAAAGACTACACAAGTATGATAGGTGTTGCCTTCTTTAAAAGAGAAATAAAGGTTCTCATTTGAAGCTGTTGTTATATGATTAGAGCCTTGGTAAAGATGGAATTTCATTATGGTGTCGCCAAAATTTTCAAATTCCAACCAAGAGTCATTATTTAAGGTGTTTTGTATTTGAGAAGTTCCAAATGTTATGGTTCCTTCGTCCACGGCTTCTATTTTCTTTTCAAGGTCGTCTGGTGAATATAGAGCATTAGTTGGGCCACCGCCACCACTTGCTGCAACAGCTTCGTCGACATAGTCTTTGTTTGCAGCGTCTTTTCCGCTTTGAGGGTCTTTCACATTTATGATTAGGTCATCTTTTACATCAATTCCACCATACTTAACGACGAGAGGCAAAAACAATTGGACGTCATCAAAAGTACATTTCAAAGCGGCCGAAGGCATCACATTTGTAGGGTCGTAAACAATTATTTCTACATCACGCCCATTTCTCCCTGAAAGGCTAAGCTTGCTACCTTTATCCTTTACAGAAAAAAAGACTTTATCATTATCATCGGATGAAGACAGAACTAAGCTTTCTGTCGATTTCGTTTCGCTAATATGGACAATGCCAGTTATCTCAACACCATCAGCCTTGGCTTCTGCTTTTGTATCACCACCAAAAATTAACTTATCAGAACCAAGTTTCAGGGCATCAACGTCTGTTTGTAAATCTGGAACCTGAGTTCCTACTACCGCACCGATATCAGCAGCAGTTTGACCGCCTACGGACTCGACCGTTGCGTCGGATGATTGACCAGACACATCACCGCCCATTGGAACTTCTGTAGTTGAGGCCGATGTTTGCCAAAACCTCGTACCATCTGTCTTTGATGCTAACACCTTATCGTCTACATCAGGGTTTCCTAGACTGTCTTCTTTTCCAGCTAGGTCAGCATCAAGGTCTGCAACTTTTTGCTTTTCAGCATCCGAATAGGCATTTGTATTTGATTGATTTTCGTAAGCTTGTTTTATTGTAGAACCTAACGTTCCTAGCTGAACATCTGACATTTCATTCTCCTTTATAAGACTACGTTGTCAGCACCCTCAACAACGTTATCGGTTAGATGGATAACATTTTGATCTTCTCTAATGTTAGCACCATCGTCGTCAAATAGACTTCCACGCTTAAAAATTCCAGTGTAGAATTTAAGCGCTTTATTTAGTCTCTCTTGTTTTAAAAGAGCCATTAGATAGCTCCCAAGTCTTCTACTTCAAGACCAGCCACAACAACCTCTGTTGTTGCGCCCGTGTTTTGAGTCACGAAGATATAGGTTGGAATTACACCAAACTGCCTAATGCCAGCGATATTTACGTCGTCAGTGTCTAATGTCATTTCTGATCTTGTTGTTGGCACTGTCGCACTGTTAGATACATAAACATCCACAGAACCTGCATTTACCCAAAAGCTAGGCTCTAGCTGCTCGGATGCAGAAGAACCACCACGTTTAGCTACTTCATATAACTTGTCTAGCTCTAAGACTTCTTTGTAATTTTCCATTTAGTGCTCTCCTTCGTCTTTTTCTTTAAATAAATTATCGTTAACATCTAATTGAACAGGTAACAAAGAAGCTTTGTTGGCCGATTCTTTAAATTGTTTTATATCAATTAAGCCCATTTCAAAAGTTCTAGCTAGTCGTTCGAATTGATTGTTCTTAACTTGTTCTTCTTGCTCTGCGTTAAGAATTCTTAAGCTTGGAAACTCTATTTCTATATCTTCAAGAACTACCTGAAAAAGCCTGAAGGCTTCAATCTCATAGATTTTCTTTAGTAGTGGAATAGACGGTCTTCGCACACTAGATTCTACCATAGAATTGTAGTTTTCAATGTCGTCTTCTCCAGCATTAAATCCAGTAGACGACATTCCAAATATCTTAGTTTGTGGCATTTTCATGTCAGCAGCTATACCCATGCGAATCTCTTGAAGCATCTCTGCTAGTCCAGAAAATTGCATATTCTTTTGCTCATAATCGTCTTCTGAATCCATTACTAAAGCATTAAGATAGTTCTTTATTTGGTTCCCAAGCTGTATTCTTTTTTCAGCTCCAGCCGTTCCGTTCGCTGTAAGAAGTGCTTGATTGAAGTGCTGGATTTTATAAACGTCAACTTTTGCTTCGTCTAGTAGCTCGAAGATAACATTATTATTTTTTATATATTGATTGATTGATCTAATAAGACGCTCGACCTCAGACATTCCCCAGCCTCGGAGTCTCTGTCTTGTAACCGATGGGGCCTTTTTTCCATGGACTTCTATCACTCTTGTCTTGTCTACTTTTTTTCCATAGAAAAGATAATCGTCTTCTGCATAGTCTCTATCTTCCATCTTATTAGCTAGACTCACACCTTCAGAGCAGTAATAAGGCTTCATCAGCTCCCAGCAATCAGCTGCATAATATTTAATATTAGACTTCTCTGTAACCTTCTCAATATCTAGAGGAGTGTCCAGCTCTTTGTCATCTATGATAATTAGAGCAGCACCGCCATATAGACGAGACCACTTAAGAGCTTCCATGTAAGCCCTATCAGCTATTTTTTCAACGTGTGCGGTGAGTTCTGTTAGTTGATCTTCGTCAATTAGGTTAGTCTTGACTTCAATGCCTCTAGAAAAGGCATCTTCTACGGGCTGGTCTATGAGGGTTTGGACTATACCATGCTCTACATAAAGCTCGGATAAGACATTTCTATTAGTTGATATTAAGCCGTATCTCAAATTCTTTTCTACAGTTCCTAGCTTATTAAGCTGATTAGTTGCAACACTTCCAGCAAGGTCAGAAAGTGAATTCTCTAAAGTCTTTTCTTTTTCCATTTATAAAACCTCTAATATTGAAACTTGCTTTCCAATGTAATCACTCAGTGCGTAGCGTGCTGCATCAACTGCGTGGTTGTTCTTATCTAGTAACAAGGGAAGAATTTCATCTGTGTTCTTGTCTGTTTTGTAACTATATAACGTAAAGTCATTTACTGATAGTTTACAACGAGGATGTATATAAATCCTTTTAAAACTTCTTAAATATTCCACACCATCCTCAACAGAACCAGCGTACTTCTTGGCTCCAAAGATATTGTAACAATGTTCTTTGTTTCTTCTTAGGTGACTGATCGTTTCTGGTCTCGAGTTATCTCCGTAGATCTTCCACTTATCCGCGCCTTCTACTTCTTTGAAACGCCTCGGAAGATCTACAATCTCGATTCCTACCCCAGACATCTCCTGATCTATATAGAGACAGCCGTCCATTAAGTACATTCTTATTAAGACTGTTGGGTCTTTTGAAAACCCCCAATCGACCCCGTAGAAGAATCTATTTTGATACATTAAGCTTGCGTGCGGTGTCTCGAATTCTTCCACGAACACCTTGCCAAAGAATACAGCTGCTTCGTTGAATGTTCTACATCCGCCCAGCCATACCCAGTCGTATTTCTCTCTATTGTTTTTCTTGCAGTAGTCTGCTTCTTCTATGAGTGTGCTAGGAAGAAAGGGATTGTCTAGGTAGTTCATCTTTACGACTGTGCTGTTCTCACGTTCGTTAACTATGAATCTTTGATAGGTCTCGTCTCCTTCCAAATCTGGATTGAAGTCAAGCCAAATTTGAGAGCCTTCTTTTCTAATCGTCGGGATAAGAACGTCCCAAGAGTTGCAAGAAACTTTTGCTGCTTCTGTCACCCAGCAGACCATGACTCCCTCCATGGACTTAATTTCTTCAACACTCTTCTTAATACCTTTAAATATGAACTCGGAGCCGTTCACGCACTTGATAGCATTATGAGTTATGTGGAAGTATTTTTTCAGTTTGTATCTATAGATCGTGTCCACAAGAAGACGATGAACGGAGTCTGCTATAGAGTTTTGAAACTCACGAGCACACAGGAACCTCGTCTCTTTTTCTATAGCCATAAGAATGGCTTTTGTGGCAAAGCCCCATGACTT